ACCCTATGTGACCCTGCTTGAGGATGCTATGTCACCTCTGATGGACCGTTACCCTGGTGGCGCTGATGCTTTCATCAAGTTCAACATGAATGGTTTGCTACGCGCTGACACTCAGGCACGCTTCTCGAGCTACAGCACTGGCCTCCAGTCTGGATTCCTCACTATCAATGACATCAGATCGTGGGAGGACCTCACAGCACAGGAAGGCGATGCAGCATCTCAGGTGCGTGTGCCTCTCGCTAATGTGAACCTGTCTGAGTCTGGTGTGCGTGCTCAGCGCGAGAAGGTGCAGATGGTGCGTGACCTAGTGTTTGCTGGTTTCAGTCCTGCTGAGGCTATGGAGATGGTAGGCCTGCCTCCTGTCGCTCACACTGGTCTGCCTTCAGTCCAGTTGCAGGGTGTGGCTCAGGTGGATCCTGAGAACCCTGACAGTGTGTATAAGGATGAGGTGCAGTAGTGGCTACTGACCCAATCGGCTCTTATGCCCTGACAGTGGGCACAGCGACTACACCCATTGTGGGGATGTCTGCTGATGCACAAATTGCGGTCATTCAAAACCTGGAGCCACATTCTGTGTCCTCAGAGTATGCGAAAGCTGGTTACGCTTACCTGTTGCAGAGAGAGTTCACTGTGAACTCCCCTGGGACCGCCATTTTCAAGGTTGAGACTGGCACTCGCGGTTTGCAGATTGACTTCTATGAGATTGTTTCGACTGTGGACAATGTGAAGGCTGAGCTCCTCGAGTCACCCACCATTGGCACAACAGGTGCAGCTATCCCTGCCTACAATCTAAACCGCAACTATTCCGATGCTCATGACACCACTTTCACTGCTGGTACTTCTATCAGCGGTGGCACTGTGATTGCAGCTGAGTACATTACAGCCGATAAGCACGCTGCTTCAGGCGGTGGGCAGTCAGCAAAGGTCTACACCCTGAGACCCTCCACCACTTATGGGTTCAAGTTTGTGAACGAGGGAAATCAGAACACAGATGTTTTCTTCCAGATGAGCTTTGTGGAGAAGTACAACGGTTGGAATGATTTGTGGCTGGGTGGCGCTGTGGATGCTGGTGTGCGTTTGCGTGGCGGTGAAGTCATGCAGTTGCCGATGATTCAGGGACAAACCTTGAGTGCTGTAGCTTCTGATGATGTTGAAGTAGGAGTGTTGAGACAGGACTAATGCCTTACTTTATTGAGGAGAACAACCCCAGCTGTGCTGTGGGGGAATGGGCCACTGTGAAAGAGGATGGCGAAGTTATGGGCTGTCATGCCACTAAGCAGGGTGCGATAGATCAGGGTGTGGCTATTGCTATTGCTGAGGATAGTGAGTTTGAAGGTGAGCGTTCTGAGGAGCGTGCAGAACCTGATGAGCTCGAGGTGGGCGATTTTGTGGAGTGGGACTCTAGCGGTGGGATGGCTAGGGGCACTGTGGAGCTCATTGAGCGTGATGGGGAGATTGCGGTCCCTGATTCTGATTTTGTGATTACTGGGACTGAGGATGACCCTGCTGCCTTGATTCAGGTGTGGAGACCTGAGGAGGAAGATGGGTTTGAGTATTGGGAGCCCTCTGGTGTTCTGGTGGGGCACAAGTTTTCGACTTTGACAAAGATTGACCCTCTCCCTATGGAGCAGGACCGCGAGCTCAGGCAGGTGGACTTGACCCCACCGGCTTACATGCGTGCAAGCGCTAGGCGCGGTTTGCAGTGGCATGAGGAGGGTTTGTCTGGGGATGGTTTGCAACCTCAGACTGTGCGTGAAGCGCGTGCAATGGCTGACGGTTCTGTGACCGCTGATAAGTGGGTGAGGATCCGCGCTTTCCTTGCAAGGCACATGGTGGACTTTGATGCACCTGCAGCCTCTCCTGACAGTGATGACTTCCCTAGCCCTGGTGTTGTAGCTATCGCTTTGTGGGGTGGTGGGAGCACTAGGCGCTCTGCACAGCGTGCAATGGACTATGCAGAAGGTGTGATTGGTAGAATAGAAGCAGAGAATGAGAACCGCGTGACTGGAGAAGCCTTGAGTAAATTGGAAACCAGAATCAACTCAGCAGAGTTTGAGGTGCGTGAAACTGAGGAAGGCATGAGCTTCAGCGGTTACGCTGCAGTATTCAACAGTGACTCACAGCCTTTGCCTTTCACTGAGCGTATCGCTCCTGGAGCTTTCAGGGGCTCTCTCAGGAACCGCAATGACATCAAGCTCCTCTGGAACCATGACACTGCTTCTGTGCTGGGTAGCACGCGAGCAGGCACTCTGAAGCTCACTGAGAATGATCGTGGATTGTATGTTGAGGCGATGCTCCCTAACACCACTGTGGGGCGTGATGCACGCGAGCTCATTTCACGCGGTGATGTGGATGCTATGAGCTTTGGGTTCACTGTGGCACGCGGTGGCGATGAATGGTCTTCTGACGGTTCCACTAGAACCCTGACGAAAATAAACCTGCATGAGGTGAGCATTGTGGCGTTCCCTGCCTACACTGCCACCGCAGGCTCTACAGCGGTGCGTGGCCTGGATAAGGTTGCTAAGCGTGCAGAGGTAGACCCTGATGCACTCGCTGATGCTTTGCTGAAGATTGAGAACGGTGAGGACATTACTTCTGATGACCGCAACCTGATTAGCACTGTGCTGGATAAACTTGCACCTGTTGAGGAACCTGCACAACCTGATGTGGGTCTTGAGATGCTTGCTCTGAAAAAGAAAAAGCTCGAATTACTGATGGGTAACTAATGGCTACTAAATCTGAGATTGAGCAAACGATTCTGCGTGTGGCAGGCAACCCTGTGTCTGGTCCTATTAGGGCGATGGCTGGGGAGTTTGCTGAGGCGATTGTGGCTCTTGATGAGGATCCTGCTGACACACCAAAGCCGGTGAAGCCCACTAGGGGTACAAGCCAGCAGAGAGAAAAAGAGACTCGCGTTCTTGGGGCTGTTGAACAGCGTTAGCGAGTTTCACCCTCAGTAGTTCCCCTTTCGGCTGCTGAGGGTTTTCTCTTTCCAGGAGCAAGGTAAACCCCTGGGGGTATCATTGAGGTATCAGATTTGTGCGTTACCGCTGCTGAGAGCTGTTGAGCGTTACCGCCACAGTGCAAACCATTTACATTCATTTAGTGAAAGGACATCTAATGTCTGAGTTCATCAAGACTCAGGAGGAGATCCGCGCTAACCTGACCATGCAAATCCGCGAAGTTATTGACGGTGCAGAATCAGACAAGCGTGGGCTCGACCAAGCTGAGTTGGAAAAGATTGAGCGCATTGAGGCTGACATCCGCAGAGCTGACGAGGCTCTTGAGGTTGCCAAGCGCAATGAGTCTCGCAAGGCTGAGGCTGCCGAGGCTTCTCGCGGTTTCGCTCCTGTCGAGGAAGCTCGTGGCGCTGGAGACATCTTCCGCGCAATGGCAAAGGGTGAGGTGCGCGAGCACTCTTTCTCGATGGAACAGCGCACGCTGGTTCCTGCTACGGCTACCGTTCCGGTTAGCTTTCTCTCAAGAGTCTACAACCTGGCTCGCTTGGTTGGACCTTACCTCGAAACTTCTGAGGTTTTCCAGCGCGACTCTGGTGAGGACCTTCGCATCCCCGTCATGACCGCTTACTCTGCAGCTACTGAAAAGGCTGCCGGTTCTGCGATTGACGAAAGCGACCCCACCTACGGTTCACTGCTTCTGCAGATGAGCAAGCAGGGCTTCATCACCAAGCTCGCTAACGAGCTGATCACCGATGCAGGCTTCGACATCGAGGCAAACATCGCTGAGCAGGCTGGTAACGCTATTGGTACTCGCGCTAACGCTGTCATCCACGCTGCAGTTACTGCTGTTGCAGGATCCGGTGTTACCGCTGGAACCACTAACGCAATCACCACTGACGAATTGATAGATTTGCAATTCGCTGTGGATGGGCAGGCCAGAATGTTGCCAGGTGCTGGCTACATGGTGAACACCTCTACTCTGGGTGCAATCCGTAAGCTGAAGGATGGTAACGGCGTTTACATCCTTGACCCTGTTGTTGGAGGACCTTCCACCATCCTGGGCATGCCTGTCTACGAAAACCCTGCAGTGGCTTCCATTGCAACTGGTGAGAAAGCTGTGTTCTTCGGACACTGGCCTTCTGTCAAGGTGAGCACCACTGGACTGCAGGTTGCGGTTTCGCAGGATGCCTACTTTGCAAACGACATCACCGGCTACCGCTTCACCTACCGCCTCGGCGCTGGTGTTGCTAACGGTGCATCGCACATCAAGTACCTGGAGCTTGCATA